ATCATGACACTGCTGATGCCTTCTGCTGGGATTACAACGTGCCCGATGACGGACTCCGCGTGGTCAAAGATCGCCTCGTCAGAAAGTCAGCCTTCTACTGGCGGCACCGCGTCCACGAGGAGCTGACGCCTGGCATCGCCGAGCCGCGCTTCGTCATCATCCCGCAGGCCGTCATCACCCACATGCCACGCGGCACCCGCGCACCCAATGACGAGCGAAACCTCACGCTGCTGCAAGCCATGAAGGACGACGGCAGCATCACCGCCGGTCATCGCTTTCACCTGGTGAATAGCCTGCGGGCCGTGGGTCGCTCCGAGGAGGCCGTCACCGAAGCCACGCAGCTGCTGCAAGGCTCCGACCTCGGCATCCCCGAGCGTTACGAGCTGCTCATGTCGCTCGGCCAAATGTGCCCCGATCTCAAGAACCAAGGCCAGCTCTACCTCCAAGCCCTCGCCACCGATCCCGCTCGCCGCGAAGCCTATGGCGAGCTCGCCGTCCACGCCTGCCGGACGGGTCGCTTCGGGCAGATGCTCGCCTGGACCACGGCCATGCTCGCGCTGCCCAAGCCTCCCGGCTACCTCTGGAGCCACCGGGCGCAGTATTACGGCTGGGCTGGCATCCAACTGCACGCCGTGGCTCTGCGACTCAATGGTCGCCGCACCACCGGCGATGTCCTTCAGTTGAATCATTTTAAAAAGCACGGGGCCAAGATCAGCCTCCTCCACGCAACGCGAGGCCGCTCCAAAAAGGCACTTCAGACCCAAGCCCTGTGGATGGCCCGAGCCGCCGACCCCGATGCCATCGAGCACGTGTTTGGACTCGATGCCGATGACGAGCAAGCCCTGCCCCTCGCCGCCAATCGCGCCGTCATCGTGCCGCCTGGTGGTGGCTGCGTGGCCGCATGGAACGCAGCCGCCGCTGCCTGTCACGGTCAGGTGATGGTGCAGATGAGTGACGACTTCGAGCCACCCATGCACTGGGACAGGCTCATCCTCGATCGCCTCGGCGATCTCTCCCAGCCCACCGTGCTGGCCGTGTCCGATGGGAGCCGCACCGATGCTCTGCTGTGCATGGCCATCCTCACCCGCGCCCGCTACAAGGCGCAAGGCCACCTCTTCCACCCCGAGTTCAAGTCCATGTATTCCGACAACTACTTCACCCACTGCGCCTATCAAGACGGCTGCGTGATCGAAGCGCGGGACATTATCTTCGAGCACCTCCACCCCGCCTTCGGCAAAGCCAAGATGGACGAAACCTACGCCACCAGCAACGCCCGCGAACGCTACACCGAAGGACTCGAAATCTTCAACCGCCTGGTTTCATGAACACCCCCAAACTCTCCCTTCTCACGCCCGCCATCTGGTCGCGAAACCCGCCACGCTTCGATCACCCCGACATCGAGCACCTGGTGGTTTTTGACAATCGCCGCCGCTCGATCGGGCTGAAACGCCAGGCGTGCCTCGACATCGCACGCGGTGACTACATCGCCTTTGTCGATGACGACGATGCCATCACCGAGGACTACCTCGAAGAGATCCTCGCTGCCATCGAGACCACGCAAGCCGATGTCATTACCTTCGACCAGCTCGCCGTGGTCAATGGCGAGCATGCCCGGATCAACATGGTCCACGGTCAGGCCGATGAAGCCTTCATCGGCTCCCCCGGTGCCACCGATTGCCCAGTGGTCAAACGCGGTGCCTGGCACGTCTGCGTCTGGAAGCGGGAGTTGGTCAAAGACTGCCTCTTCCCCGACTCCAACTATGGCGAGGATCTCGTCTGGGCACAGCAGGCCCGCACCCGCGTCCGCACGCATCACCACATCCCACGCGTGCTGCATGAGTATCACCACAGCACCGCCACCACCGCCGCTCCGCCGGAGCTTTGACACCAGCTTAGACGTGTTAGTGTATTCATCGGGAACCGTCGCCCTTTTGGTTGGGGGCGGCGGTTTTTTTGGCTTTGACACCCGGCACCCATCGTGCCGCTCATCCCTTCCGCCTCCACGATTGCCAACCTTTTCGACGCCGTCGAGCAGATGGTCCAGCCCCTGGGCGAGTCCATGCGCGGTGAAAAAGCGGTGCTTATCTATTCCGGCTCTGGTTTCATTACGATGCACGCTGCGGCCCTCTGGAGCCAACTGCCCGAGCGGGATGAACTCGAACCCGGAGGCTTTGTCCTTCAAGAGAAAATCGCGTTCAGCATTCGGAAGGACATCATGCCCACGGCCCTCGCCAAACGCGCTCGCATCCGTTGCTCGCTCAAGGGTCTCGAAGGCAAAACCTATCTCATCGAAGCGGTGAAACAAACCACCGGCGACCGCATCGCCTGGCTCTTCGAAGCTCGCCGGGATCAAGGAGGTGACGCCTGATGACCTCTGCGCTCGAACTCCTCGAAGCCCTCGGCTACGAGTCTGCCGGCACCGATCCCGACGATCGCCAGCTTACGCAGTGGACCTACCAGCGCACGCTCCCCCACGTCGTCATCTCCCTGCCTGCTGACGCCTGCGTCATGGATGTCCACTATGCCATCTACGACGCCGGACGCCGCGCCGAGTGGCAGGCCATCAAGGAAGCGCAGGACACCTATGCGCGAAAACTCCGCGTCTTCGGCGGCACCGAGATCATCCTCCCGACCCCGCCATGAAACTCAAGGTCCGAAAGATCGACGTGCAACGCGAGATCCAGCGTCTCCGCGCCGCCACGGGTGCCGACTACAAAGCTGTCATGCGCGACCTAATGAAGACCGAGGGCCGCTTGCTCGTCAGCAGCTCGGGCAAGACGCCCGGTCTCGTGCAGGTCACCGCTCCGCACTCCCAGAGCGTGCGCGGCCTCAAGGCCCGCGTGCAAGGCGAGACCGCGGTGAGTTCCGACATCAACAAGGTCTATGGCTCGCCGCAGGTTTTGTTTTCGCTCCTTGAAGCAAAAGCATCCAAAGCCGCAGCCAAAGGTTTTTGGGCGGCGGTGGTGCAGAGTGACTGGGCGGCAGCCAATGAAATCAGCGTTCGCATTCTGGGACAGCGACTCCGTGAGTTTGACGATGGAGCCGCGCACGATCGCCTGCGGGATAAACGCACCGGTCGAGTCCACGAAAAAGTGCCCAGCTACTTCGTGGCGCAGAAGCCCAAGGGCCGCAGCACCGCCGCGCCCTGGGTGGCGGCTTACATCAAAGAAAAAGCCGCCAAGGTCGGCACGCTCGCCGCTGCCGTCGTCAAGAGTGCCGAGTCCGTTCTGGGCCCACTCAAAGGCGTCCCGTCGTTTGTGCGCAGGCACGCACGCAAAGGCGGCGGCACCGTGGATCTCACCGAAAGCAAAATGGGTTACGAGGTCACCGTGGCCAACCTCAACCCGCGTATGCAGTCGGACCTCCAGCGCAAGTTCAACTCCGTGCTCGGCTACCGACTCAACGCCCTCCAGAAAAAGCTTCCGTTCATCGTCCGCAGCATCGAGAAAAAACTGGCCGCTCAACTCAAAGACTAACGCCCATGCCCCTCATCAACGCCGAGACCAAGATCCCCCAGCTGCTGGCCGACTACGTGGACAGTCGCCGCACCGCGCTGGCCATCCCCGCAGCCACCGCGCTGCCTTTTTTCGCAGGCGTCTCGGGCGGCAGTAAAAAATTTCCCTGCGTCGTGTTTCACTGCCCCGACTTCGACATGAGCCAGCACCCCGAGCGCATGAAACTGAATGTGGAAGTGGCTTACGAGGAGTCGGCCAGCACCGCCGAGAGCGAAACGGAGAACGCCACCACCGCAAAGATCCGGGCTGCCCTGGCGGATATCGCCTCGTGGAATGCCTACATCGACGGCCTGACCTCGGGCGAGCGCACGGGTTGGCTCATCCGGGGCACGCGACTCATGTCTGGCGGCACCGAGATCAATGCTGACCGCCAGACCCGCCGCCGTTTCACGCAGATCGAGGTCCGCGTGATGTCGAGCGAGACCGTCTTCCCCGCCGCGTGATTTGACACGCTGCCAGCAGCATGGCAGCACCCGCAGCAGTTCACACGCATGGAACCATCACTTTGGTGGATGAACCCGCAACGTCTTCGGTCATCCAGGCCGAGAGTTTCACCTTCACCGGCACCCGCGAAGAGCGCCGGACCAACCGCGCCAACGGCTCGGCCCGTCGCATCCAGAAGCGCAGCCCCGAGGCGAAGATGGTGCTCACCGGCTACCTCATCGGGGCCACGGGCCTCGCCATTCAAGAGTGCGGCACCGAGATCACCGCGCTGGCTAATTTTAACGCCATCCGTCGCGGGTGCGACTTCGCAGTGGGCACCATCCTCCTCGATGAAGTCGAGGACTCCCTCAGCATCGAGGAAGACGACATGACCACCCTGAGCATGACCTGGCACGGCCTGCTCTAGTCCGTTTGATTTCCCGACATCCCCCAAGTAAAAAAAAATGATCCAAGCCTGGTCCATGGTCGAGTCCCTCGACACCGCCGCCGCCTTCCGCAGCCTCGGCATCCCCGTCATGAGCGACAAAACGCTCGACCTCGCCCGAGGCAAAGACTGGCACCGCTGGTCCGTCTGCCGGGGCATCAATCTCCCAGGCACCGATGTCCCAGCCGATCCCCTCATCCGCGCCGTGCGTCACAACGAGCTGGAAAAGATCGACCCCTGCCACCCTATCCTCGACAGCCTTGGCGTGCTGAAGATCCGGCACCAGCTCATCGATGCCATGCACAATGGCACCTCCTACCGCATCAACCTGAGCGTGAAGCCCGGTGCCGTGCTCGAAGTGGGGCATGAGCCCTCCTTGGTGCAAACCCCGCCTCACGTGGAAACCGGAGACCTGAAGCTCTCCGCCTGCCTCATCCGCCTCGGGCTCCCCATTGCCAAGATCACCGGCACCCCACCCATGGCCCGCATCACGCTGGCCACACCCGGTTACGCCATTCACCCCCAGAAGGCCATCAAAGGCGAGATCCTCGTCGCCGCCTTCCGCCAGCTGCCGCGCCACACCTGGGCGCACGTCGCGCCGCAGCTCGACGGCCTCCGCCTCACCGCCACCCTCGCCCGCCTCCGGCACCTCATGCACACCCTGTGGATCCGCGATCAGCTCCACGACTACATCCAAGGACGCCGCCAGCAAGTCATCCTCACGGCCCCCCACACCCGCCGCCACGTCCTCATGCCCGACGACGCCTCCGGCGGCATGATGGACCGAGTCGCAAAATTCATGGGCGTGCCTTAACGATACAGCGCACTCACAGAAGGGGCGGGAGCGCGGCCCCGATAACACTCAAGACTAAATCTATGGATACACCTATCGAAAACACAGCGGCCCCTTCTGTTGAAGTGCCGCGCCTTGTTCTACCGTTGGCGGTAACTTACCGAGAACTGCATGAAGACGCTGCTGGTATGGGCCTCGATGACTCGTTCTTTGCTGTCTCAAAAATCGACCCAAACGCAGCGGTGAAATGCAACTGCGCATGGGATGAAGGCCATGAGGCACACTGCGACATCGTGGCCGCAAATCGCATCCTAATGAGTCGGCAGAACAAAGATTAGCCACAGAACCAACAACCGAGAACCAAGAACCAAGAACCAAGAACCGAGAACCAACAACCCAGAACAAAAAACATGCCCAAACCCAAAACACCCGCCGTCTACCTCGACCCCGGCGAAGAATCCACCCCCACCGCCGCCGCCCCTGCCGTCGAGCAAATCACCTTCCAGGAAGGCATCTTCCACCTCCAAGGCACCCCGCTCAGCCCCTTCGCCGTCGACCGTGAGTCCGCCTGGCACCTTCACCGCGCTCAGCTTTCGGCACCTCCCGTGCAGCAGCTGGGCACCCTCGGAGAGTGGGGACAGGACGCCATCCGCATCCTGTGGTTTTGCGCTCACGAACCCGCAGACTGGATCAGCGCCCCGATGGGCCAGCGGGTCGATGGCCAGTGGGTCCGTTACACGCCCGAGCAGCGAGCCGCCAGCCTGGAGATCAAGATGACCCAGTGGTCCCAAAGTGCCCTCGCCGGGTCAGCCTTGCCCGAGGTCGTGAATCTCGCCCTGGCCATCCTTGCTAGTGCCAGCAAAAACCGCGCCGTGCCCATCGCCAGCGGCAAAGGAGGAACCCCCTCGGGAAACTAGCCCTGCCCGCGCTTTCGGCTCAATACGTGAGCCTTATTGCGCGGGCCTGCCCGGGTCTTTTCACGGAGGACTTCATCCGTTTCCACCTGCCTCAAGAACGAGGCTGGGCCTACATCCACGCCTGGCAGGTCGAGGCAGGCCAGCGCGTGCAATGGCGCGACGACCGCAACCCTGGCGTGCAGTGGTGGCAGGACATCAAGAAGAAGCTCAGCAGCCTCCGCACCGAGGAACGCTGACGGGCCTCAGCATTGACACAGCGACCCTCATCGAATGGCAAAGGTAAAACTCGGACTCGACGACAGTGAGCTTAGGTCTGGCCTCGCAGCGGCGGGGGCCAAGCTGAACGCCTTTCAGCAAAAGACCGTCTCCGATTTTGGAAAAGTCAGTGCCTCGCTCAACAATGCGTTCGCCCTCGCCGGTGGCATTGCCGGTGTGCAGGCCCTCGGCACTCAGGTGGTGGCTCTGCTCGGTCACTTCGATGACATTGTCGATGGAGCTAAAAAACTGGACATGTCCGTGGAAAGTTTCCAGCGCATGAAGCTGGCCGCTGAGCTCAGCGGTGCTTCCATTGATGGACTCAGCGGGGCGCTGTTGAAGATGACCGCCGAACTTCAGCGCGGCGGTGCCGGAGGTGAGAAGATCCAGAAGGCCCTAGCCAACCTCAACATCGACGTCGCCGCTTTTGTGGATGCCAAGCCCGAGGAAAAACTCCGACTCCTGACCGAAGGTTTCCAGAAAGCCAGAGAAAGCGGCAAGGGGCTGTCGGAGATCCAAGACCTGTTTAAGAAGCAGTTCATCGACCTCATCCCGCTGCTGACCACCGCCGCCGAGGAGATGAATAAGATCTCCAAAGAAAAAGTCGTCAGTGAAGAAGACGCCAAACGTCTCGCCGATGCCAATGATCAGCTCGACACCTTCAAGAACCGCCTCACCGTCATCGCTGGCACCAATCTTTCCAAGCTAATCGAATCCTGGGATTCAATCACAGCGGCGATTGAGCGCGCCACGGGTGTGGCAATTTCATTCGAAGGCATCATCGGTGCGGCTTCAAAAGGAACCCTCACCCAGCTCAAAGAGGTTTACGACACCTTGTTTAATCAGGAACCACCCGACGCTGAATCCGGTCCCAAGCCAACCTACTCGACCATCGAGGATCTGGAGAGAGCCAAGAGAGAAGCAGACGCCAGCGCACCGGTGGCAACCCCAAACCCTCAGTCCGCAAGCTCGCTGCCAGGGCTTTCCGCCGCTGGCGTCAATCCAGAAGATATCACCACCCCCCAGGTGGCCGCAACCAATCAGCAATCCGGTGCCGCCAGTGCCAACGCCAACCGCCGACGCTACGACGCCGCCACCCTCAAGGCCCTGGAGGAAAACAACAAAATCCTCGCCACCCTCGCCGCCTACTAAACCGCCATGCCCGCCCCGACTGCCATTCACTACTTCGGAGACACCAGCCTGGAACTGGGCGAAGATCCACGCATCATCCGGCGGCTGGATGGGTTTGACGAGGGTCAGTTCACGTTTCACGGAGGATCGCAGATCTCTCTGGAGCCTGGAAGCGCGGTGCCCGGTTACATTAACTTTTTTGTGGTTGAGAACACCACCACCATTTCCTCTGGCGACTACGAGCACCAAGTGCGCGCCATCGGCTTCGCTGGCACCAGCGCCAGTCGTCGCATCAGCAAGCAGGCCACCGACACCGAAGATGGCTTCGACACCGGCACCGAAACGTGGCTGGTGAGGAAAGGCACCAATCTCGCCCTCGGCAGATCTCACCTCGATCACCCGCAGCTTTACGCAGTGTCCCGCGCCCATCGGAATGCGCCCATCGATCAGTTCGAGATCATCGAGCTGGGTTTCCTCGGGATGAAGAGCGGCACTAAACCGGACCGCTACAAAACCACCACCTCATCCCGGGAGCTGAATTTTGACGACAAGACGTTCGAGGGCCGCACAGGCAAATGGCGGATCATGATCGGAGACCCAGTCATGGTGCGCAGCTACCTCAGTTTGCAAGAACCCAATCACAAACGCGTCGCCCGTCCAAATTCAGGGCCTCCCGCTTATTTCCCAAGTGCCATTCCTCTGGGTAACATCTTCGACCAAAAAGATGAGCCGACGTATCAGTTTCCATCGGGCCAGGTGCTGGCCTCTATCGACTCCGACCAGGTGCCGGGGAAACCCGTCTGGTTCGTCACCGAAACCTACGTGCAGCGCGATCTCGTCACCGTATGAGCCTCGAAGGAGACCTCCTGATGCCCCCGCGTGGCCCGCTCAAGTGGCGCTGGCTGACGGAGATGCTCACCAAGCTCAGCAAGGCCGCAGGCATCCTCTCCCCCGATGGCTCCGTCCAGATCAACCCCACCACCGGCGGCGTCACGCTCTACACGCCACCCAAGCCTTCCACTGGGTTGGACATTCGGCCTGTGACCGATGATGTTTGGGAAGTGCCTGCTCTCACGGTGGACATTGAGTTTATCGAGTTCTTTGAGCTACCCAAGCAAACCGTCATCATCCAGAAAAACCAGTTCCTGTGTGTCAAGGTCGAGTATCACCTCAACCCCACGGCCATGGCTTTACCTGCTATTTTTCGAAACTCTGTGTTTCTCAGTGACCTCGTGGGCTCACCTGACGTCAGTTTGGTATCCATCAGCCAAACCACCCTTACTGCGGCCCAGGCAGCTGCACCCGGTGGAGGTTCATCCCAAGGCATTATCTACATTCCCTTGGCCGTGCGTGAGGGATCTTTGGCCGTGCTGTGGCGGGCTGACAATGTAGCTCTCTCTATTTTTCACGGGCAGTTTAAATTCAGCGTGGCATGATGAATCGAGGCGCATGGATACCCGGTAGGATCGCGGCGGCAAAGCTGCGGGACTTGGCACGCGGTCTGGGCATCCTCTCTCAGGGACTGCCCGTGCTCACCCTTTCTAATGGCACGCGCCTCATCACCGCTGAGGCTGAGCAGTCTGACCCTTTTCCGATTCAGTTTGACCGTCAGACTCGGGCTCTGACGTTACCCTCGCTTTACCTCGACTTTTTTACCTGGCAATACATCGCGCCTCAAACCGTTTTTGGCGGTCCTTCTAGCACGCAGGACCGCTGGCTCCGTATGGTGGTTAGTGCCACTTATTCACTCGGTGACTATTGGGACTTTGACCCACCCACGGGTGAGTCCACCGTCAGCGCCAGCATTGGGCTTTGCCGTTTTGAGTGGGTAGACGCAAAATTGCCCCCGCCCCCGGACCCACCGTCAGACATCGTGCTTGTTAGCTCCGCGCCTGGCATCGTGGAGGATGTCGCGGGTGACTACTATTTCTGGTTGGTCCGCATCACCGATGGCGTGATCGTGTATAAACCCCAATCCGCCTTATTGAGAGGCTGGCCCATGGATAACCGCGCATGACCCCTGACCCCCGAGCTTTTGTGAAAAACATCACCTTTGAGACGGTGATCCATGCGTTTCGAAAAAGCACCGGAGTCACCGTGCAAGGAGGAAATGTGGCCACGCTGCCCCAAGGTCAACGCTCTGTCGATTTTAAGTTGGAATCCAACGACACCCCCTTCAAAGCAACGGGAACCAGTGGCCTCATCCGCCTGGAGCGCGGCTTTGTCAGTTACGCGGGGCGGACGTATTATTTCCCCTCGGCCATTTACAGCGGCTCCTCGCCTGGCGGTGTATTTTTAAAACTCGATAGCAGCTACACCGCCTTCGAGGATGTGACGGATGAACCTTGGAGCGTCATGCCTAACGACTACGCCCCTCTGCTCGTTTGGAGATCGATGACTGGATTGGGCGAATATTCGCTGATCCGAAATCCAAAGGACGACGATTACACCACCGACGACTACGAAATCACACTTTCGGGCACAGCGACGCTTTACATCCCCATCGCCGGATGGTCAGGCTCTCGGGTGATCAACTTCATCAACCGCAATTTGTTCCTCATGCCGCAAAACACCGGAGCCATCGACTACACCCTCGGCTGGGGCTGAGGTTTGACACGCGACCGCCAGCATGGCAGTCAGCACGCTCAACTCGGATCTCCACGTCGTCGGCAATCTCACCCTCAGCGGGGATCTCCCCATCTACCCGCGCTCCCGGCTGGAGCAGGAGGGCAGCATGATCCAGCAGCTGCCCATCACCGAGTGGAGCGTCTGGGACGCTTTCGCCACCCGCCTCGCCGTCACGGCCCTCAGTGCCGACGACCTCTCCCTGGTGGGCGGCACTTTCGGCAGCGATGCGCCTTTCATCTCCACGCTCGATGTGAAAGGAGTGGGCTGCACCAAGAAAGCCCGCATCCTCTTCCAGCTGCCGTGCGAATACGTCACGGGCGCATCCATCTTCATCCGCGCCTTCGCAGGCATGAAGACCACGGTGAGCGACGGAGCCTGCACCATCGACTTTTCCGCCTACAAAACGGGCATCACCACGAGTGGCACCCTGGTGGATGCGGGGGATCTCGTAACCACCGCCGCGCAGAGCATCAAGTTCCTCAGCTGGGCCAACTACGATTTCGCGATCAACCCCGCCGGACTCGTCGCCGGAGATTGGCTCGACATCCAACTCACCATTGCCGTGACGGACGCCGCCACACCGACTGCCACCATCGCAGGCTGCCGTCCCTCCATCGCTCTCACCATCAAAGGTTAGTCACCACCCACCATGACACCCGCCAAGCGAACGATCTACATCGACACCGCCTCTGGCGCGGTCTCCTCCAGCATCGGCGGGCAAGCCGTGGTCGATCCCCAGTTCATCCTCCGCACCGGGGCCAATCTGGAGATCGCCTTCGTGACCAACGGGGCCGTGGTCGAGCTGCAAGCCAGCAGCACCGGACGTTTCGTAATCAAGGAGCTCGGCGATGGCGACGGTGCCGCGCTCTTCCTCGACACCGCCTGGGACAAGACCGGCACCGGCACCAGCACCCGCTACACCTTCACCGGCGAGATGGATGGCACCGCCCTCCGCGCCTCCCTCGCCAACGGCCTCAGCAAGCAATACGGAGCCTCCGTGCTCTTCAAAGAACCCGCTGACACCTACGACTCCGCCAGCCTGCCCTTCCTCGTCACCGTCAACCAAAACTACCACCGCAGCGACGACGCCGCCCCCCTGGTCTCTGCCGATGTCACGCTGGTCCTGAACACCGACGCCACCGCCTTCGAAGCCTTCGTCAGCGGCGTCTCCAAAGGATTCATTCACCTCTCCACCGTCGCCCCATGATGAAACTGATCCTCGCCCTTTTCGCCCTCCCCATCGTCGCATTCGCCCAGGGCAGCACCAACGACTACCTGTTCTACCAAAAACCCGCGACCGGCCCCCTGGTGCCTCGCGCCGTGACCCCCACCGCAGGCCGCTTGCTCGGCTGGCCAACCTCCATCAATTCACCCACTGCCATCACCCTCGGCACCGGATTGTCACTCAGTGGCAGCACCCTCAACGCCACCGCCAGCAGCGCATGGGCTGACATCACGGGCATCCCTGCGGCGGTCACCAACTTGAGTGGCACCAACACGGGCGACCAAACCATCACACTGACGGGCGATGTGACAGGCAGCGGCACTAGCACATTTGCGGCTACGATTGCCAATGACGCAGTGACTTTTGCAAAGATGCAGGAGATCAGCGGCACGCATCTTGTGGGCAGGCACGCGAGTGGATCTGGCAACATTCAAGAAGTCAGCGTCGGTGATGGTGTGGAGTTTCAGGGTTCCGGCATCCGCCGCAGCGCATTGACGGGTGACGTCACCGCTTCGGCTGGAAGCAATACGTTAACGCTGGCAACGGTGAACAGCAATGTCGGCAGTTTTGGCAGTGCCACCGCTGCCCCTGCCGTCACCGTCAATGCTAAAGGACTTGTCACCGCCGTCACCACCAACACCATCACGCCCGCCGTCGGTAGCATCACGGGACTCGGCACGGGCATTGCCACCGCCTTGGCCATTAACAGCGGCACCGCAGGCGCACCCGTGTTGCTCAATGGAGCCCTCGGCACTCCTTCCAGCGGCGTGGTCACCAATCTGACCGGAACCGCTTCCATCAACATCAACGGAACCGTGGGTGCCACTACCCCGAACACAGGTGCTTTTAGCAGTGTGGTCATCAATGGCGCGTCTCTAACGGCGGAAATTCCAAATTTTGCAACCACGTCCTCGACGATCAATTATTTAGGAGTGAAGACCACTGGCACCGGGGCCAACATCGCGGCGGGGATCTTCATGGAGAACTCGACGGCACATGGGATTTTGTACAAAGCCGGAACGGGTTACGGAACCTACAAAAACATCACTTCTAATGACCTGGGCTTTTACAACAACAACATCGGCGGCAACATTTCGATCCTCAATGATCACACCTCCGGCAACATCAACCTCGCCGCAGGCGGATCGTCCACGGCTCATCTCACCATTGCATCCACGGGCGTAGTCAATGTGGCCAACCTCACCACCAACGGCGTCGTTACGGCGACCAGTGGAAACGGAACCCTCACTACGGTAGCACCAGGCACTTCCGGCAACGTCCTCACCAGCAACGGCACCAGTTGGACCAGCGCCGCTCCGGCAGGCGGTAGCGGCAGCGGCGATGTCGTCGGACCTGCATCCGCCACCGACAACGCCATCACCCGTTTTGATGCCACCACGGGCAAGCTCATCCAGAACAGCGGCATCACCATCGCCGACGGAGCCAGCGGCACTTTGAGCGGCAGCAACAGCGGAGACATCACCATCACCGACACCGACACCATTGACCACACTTTGACGGGGCAGGCACTCAGCAGTGCAGCACGGTTGCAGATGTCCCTCACCAGTGACGCCAGCGGCATGAAGTTGGTGGGCGACTCCGCATCACCCGGCAACAGCAAAGTTTACGGCACCGATGGCAGCGGCACCAAAGGCTGGTATGCGGCAGGCAGCGGATCCGGCGACATGACCAAAGCGGTCTACGATTCGCAAAATCTTAGCCTCATCAGCGGACTGCAAGGCACCGGACCCGTGGGAGTCGGAGGAGGCACGGGCGGCTCGCTTGATATGTCTGGCGGCAATTCTGGACTGACACCCAACTCTCCCGGCGCTGGATCGGGCGGTTCTGGTGGCAGAGTTTGGACGTATGGCGGCAATGGCTACACCAGCGACCCCTCCGGCACGGATTACAGTGGTGGAGTTGGAGGAGAAATTAACACCAGCGGTGCCGATGCGACAAACAGTGCTTCAGGCGGTGCCGGCGGATTTATTAACACGAGCGCAGTCGGGGCGCAGCCGGGTGGATATATCGACACAAGTAGCAACACCGTTGGCGGCGGCAGCATCGACACCAGCAATGGCGGTGGCAGCATCAACACCAAAGGCGTGGGATCAATCGAGCTTGGAGTCATTGCGACCCGCACCACGTTGGTTGGCAGTGCCACCGCAGCGCGGACGATTACACTCCCCAACGTCACGGGAACGGTAGTGACCACCGGAGACACAGGCAGCGTGACCAACACCATGCTCGCCGGGTCCATCGACCTGACCACGAAGGTCACCGGAGCCCTACCCATCGCCAATGGCGGCACTGGGCAAACGAGTCAAACCAACGCCTTCGACGCCCTCTCTCCCACCACGACCAAGGGCGACATCATCGCCAGCAACGGAACCGACAACGTGCGCGTCCCTGTCGGCGGCACCAATGGCCATGTGCTCACGGTGGATTCGGCTCAAGCGACGGGCATCAAGTGGGCAGCAGCGGCCGGTGGCGGGGCAGATGTCAGACTCTACACGGCGGATGACACATGGACCAACCCCAGCCCTAGCACCCCCAAGCGTGTCTTTGTGCGAATGGTGGGTGGCGGTGGGGGTGGTGGCAGCGGACGCAAGGGTGCGGCGGCGTCCGTGACGTGGGGAGGCGGTGGCGGTGGCGCAGCGGCAATCGTCGAATTCTGGGCGCTAACCACTGACCTTAGCAGCACGGAGTCGGTGGTGGTTGGAGCGGGGGGGACCGGGGGTGCCTCGCAAGCGACTAACTCCACCAACGGCAACCCCGGAGTCATTGGTGGCGACTCCACCTTTGGAGGCATGACAGCCAAGGGCGGCAATTTCGGTGGTGCCGGAACTAACGCAGCAGGAGCGGGAGGCGCGGCGATCTCAAACGCCTCCAGCATCGGGCTTACAGTGCTGGCCACAAACGCTGGGGGGTCATCATCGTCAACAATCGGCGGCAGTGCTACGGCGGTTAACCCTAACATTCCGACTGGCGGCGGTGGCGCGGGTGGTCTCGACGCCGCAAACAACCAACGAGGCGGAGGATCAGGGGGGGCGATGGGTGTATCGGCAGCCGGGGGGCAAATCGCTGGTGGCACTAACGGCACTGCCGCGACTAACGGCGGCAACGGCAACGCCGGACGAGGCAGCGGCACCGGAGGTGGTGGCGGGGGGTCTGCCAATGCCGCAAACGCTGGAAACGGCGGCAACGGTGGCGGCTTTGGATCGGGTGGCGGTGGCGGTGGCGCAGCGCGGGATGACAGCGGCGACTCAGGCGCAGGCGGCAACGGAGCACCGGGTTACATCCTCATCATCACTTACTAACATGATCCGCATTGCACACATCAAGGATGGCAAGATCACCAACGTGTCTCTGGCGCGTGATGATGCCGAGTTAGCCGCCGGAACCATGCTGGAATCTGAGGCTCTCGCCGCAGGTTACGAGCGCGAAGTTTTACCCGTTGCGCCGGACCCGCTCCCCGATGCCGAGAAATACCAAGTCCTCGATTGGCTCGATGATCACGGCATCACATCCGCCGATGTGGACGCCGCATTGCAAAGCATCGCGGACGAAACGCAACGCCGCAAGGCTCTGCTTCGCTGGCACTCGGTCAACCGCATCCCAGCAGACAACGCCTTTGTCCTCCACGTCGCGGCTCAACTCAACATCGATCACGTCACGGCATGGTCGCAGATCCTAGCGAAATGAAAACACTCCTCCTCCTCACCCTGCTCACGTTAGCCTCATGCACCTCACAACCACTCGTCACCGAGTCCGACACGGGTCGCGTCTATCCGGCCTCGCATCTCGATAGTTTGCGCGGCATGGCAAGCGGCAAGCGCGATGCGGAGCAAATGCAATTTGCTGATGCCATCATCGCAAAAGCTGGCGTGCCTGAAATCGACGCTTCCGGCACCGTTTACCCTGGCACCGTCAAGGTGCTCCGGTGGGAGGGCAAACATACCGCCCTCCGCCTGGTGCGTTGTGCGGACGGCTCGGAATTTTGGCAAGGGCCGAATCCGCCAAGTGGATTTTACGGCTCAAAACTGCAAACCCAATACCTCCATTGAAACGCAAAAACCAGCGACTCCTGCTCGCCGTCGTGGCTACGTTCGCCTTCATGCTCTCCTCATGCAGCCTGATCATCGGTCTGCGCCAAACCTCGCCTAACGGTTGGACACCCACAGCAGTCGAGCGGTGGTGGATGGAGCAACAACCCAAACGCTAACACCATGGGGAAACCACTCGATTCAATCCTCGCAACTCCGCCCCTGACCAAACTGCCAGGGGTGCCTCGCGTTTCCCCAGGGGCGCAGGAAGCCATCGCCAGCGTGGCCGCCCTCGCTGCGCAGCAGGCCGCCGATCTGCCCGAGTCCGCCTCGCCCTTTGAGGCCCTTTCAGCAGCGATCGAACCGTTCAGTTTTTCATTCAGTGTCGATCCCACTGCCGGGCTCCTCGCCGTCACCTCGCCTCACGCCCTACACACCGAGGTGCTCAAGATCGGTGGTCAAATCAAAACCACCTTCCACTTTTAATGCACCCCTTGCAGCACTTCGCACTGGTCCTCGCCCTCGGGCTGCTCATCGCGCTGTCGCTGCGGATCATTTCCCAACTCCCCAAACCATGACCCTCGAATCTGCTCTCCTCGCTGCCCTTTCTGCCGTCACCGGTGCCCTCATTTTCATCGCCCGCTTGTTGTGGAGTGAGGTGATGGACTGCAAGACCGATCGCCTTCAACTGCGCGAGGAAATCGAAACGGTAAAAGAAGAAGTGGGTGAGCTGCGCGGCACCCAAAAAGCCTACCGCGCCTGTCCTGCGCCCGCCTGTCCGTTCAAACCCTTTCAGCCATGATCTTCCGACGCACCCCCACGCGCCGCGCCCAGATCCCCGGCACCACCCTCGACTATCCCCGCGCCCGCCTCAGCCTCTTTGACAAGCTCGCCTTTTTAGCCTCCCTCCACAAACTCTTGACCGAAATCAAAATGAAAAAAGCATCTTGGAAAACCACCCTTGGCGGCATCCTCGCCGCCTCCGGCCCCATCGCCAAAAACATCCTCCCCACCGAATGGGACTGGGTAGGTGACGCCCTCATGTCCATCGGAGCCCTTGTCCTCGGCCTCGCCGCCCGCGACAACTCCGTCTCCAGCGCAGCCGCAGGCGTCCAATGAGCCTCGCCCTTTACAATCACGCGCTCAAAGACCTCGGCCTCGCCGAAACCCCAGGCACCCGCAGCAACCCGCGCATCAAGGCTGCAATTAAAGCCTCTGCAACGTGGCTGAATGATGACGACTCCCAAACGCCCTGGTGCGGCTGCATTCGCGGCCTCTGGGGCCTCGAAACCGCCACCGGCACGCCCCCCTCGCATTTCCGCGCCGCCAGCTGGGCCAAGTGGGGCAAATCCATCCCCCTCGACCCACTCCTGTGGCAACGCGGCGACACCGTCGTCATGGGCCGCAGCGGCGGCAACCACGTCGCCCTCTTCAGTCACCTCGGCAAAAACAACCGCGTCTACTGCCTCGGCGGCAACCAAAGCAACGCCGTCACCATCACCAGTTTCTCCCTCTCCGGCATCTGGGCCGTAAGACGCTAAAACGTGACGCAGGGCGTGACGCGCCTGCCTTTACTGGGCAAGAGTCATCAGTTCGAACCCTGTATCGCGCACCATCTTGGATTGACTCTCCCCACGTAAGAGTGGGTGATTGAGGGACACGGGTGGACGGGTTGAGACAGAAAGGGCGTGACGTGGAACGTGACGCGGTTAGCGTGGGGGATGAAGGTGCGAGAACGAATTTATAAAGGGGGACGTGTGGCTTGGCAGCTGGATCTGGGAGTGGTGGATGGGAAACGGGTGCAAAGGGCCTATGAAACGAAAGAATCGGCGATGACGGCGATGCGGGATGCGCGGGCGGCAAGGCGCAAACATGGAGACCAGGCGGTGATGCTTTCGGCGGGGGAGGTGGCGGAGGTGGTGAGGCTGAAGGAGGAGCTGGATCGATGCGGGGCGACGCTGGGGGAGGCGGTGCGGTTTTTTCTGGCGACGTCGGGTCGGGTGAAGTTGCAAGCGGATGCGGTGCTGCTGCCGGAGTTGGTGCGGCGGTTTATTGCATCAAGGACGACGGCGGGGTGCGGTCGGCTTTATACGAACCAGCTGAATGTATCGCTGGGGTCGTTGGGGCGCATGTATTCGATCCTGCCTGCGTCACAACTGACGCGTGACGCGGTGGAGCGATGGTTGGCCGGCAATGGGTGGGCTGCGAAAACGCGCAACAATTACCTGGGCGATGCGCGGGCTCTGTGTGCCTGGTCGGTGGAGCAGGGGTGGATGCTGGTGAATCCGTGCGTGAAGATCGCCAAGGTGAGGGAGATCCGAGAGGAGATTGAGACGCTAACTCTGGCTCAATGCAAGAGGCTGCTGGATGCGGCCGTGCAGGATCCGGCTGTGTGTGGCTATGTGGTGCTGTCGCTTTTCTGTGGGATCCGGAGAGCGGAGGTGGGGCGCATGAGTTGGGACGCGGTGGATCTGGAGCACAAGACAGTGATCGTGGCTGAGAAACATGCGAAGGCGACGCGGGCGCGGTCGCGTCGGGTGGTGGATCTGCATGGGAATGCGATCGCTTGGCTGCGGGCTTGCTATGGGGCCTCTTTGCCGACTGGGAAGATCTGCCAGGGGAGGTTTGGCGATGTGTGGCTGGCGTTTCGAAAGCCGGTGATCGGCGTGGACGAGTGGCCGCATAATGCGATGCGGCACACGTTCGCTTCGATGCACTATGCCATGTGGGAAAACGAGGCGAAGCTCCAGGTGCAGATGGGGCACGAGAGCGCCTCGATGCTGCATCGGAATTATCGGGCGATTAAGACGCGCACGGAGGCTGCGGCTTTTTGGGATCTGCGACCGGATAAGCCAGCGAAAAGGACACCGAAATGATGGAAGGATTGCAAATGATCGGCTGCGTGCTGCTGGGTCTGTTGCTCATGCAATGGGTGAGAAGCTCGCGGCCTTAAAACGCACGGCGTCACTTGTGCCGGAAAGCGGCGACTTCGCTCTGGATCTCGTAGACCACGAGCGAGAAGTTGGTGCCGTGTTTGGCTTTGGCTTTGGTGATGATCTGGATGATCACACTGGAGGGCACTCCGTGCGCTCCGAGGGCTTGGTAGTGCGAGAGCACATCGTAGGCGTTGAATTGGGAGTCCATCTCATAGACCTGCAAGCTGAGATCCGTGGGATGTTTGGCCACTGCATTTTCTTTGACGGCGGCGATGACGGCTGGAGGCATCGGGAGCGATGGCTGCAACGCGTTTGCAGGGCAGGCCATGAGAATGAGGAATCCGAACCCGAAACAAAGAAGAGAGGAAGCGTGCATGCGTGGAGTTAACAGGGTAGGCAGGTCGAGGTCAATGATCAAATCACGGGTGCCTTCGTGATGGGCTCAAGGATGTGGGCCTTGCGCATGACGAGGTAGGTGGGCAAGGGCGCGGCTGCGTTGCGGACATCGATGCTGCCTTTGCGCTTGCCACCGAAGGAACCTTTTTCAGAGAGAAGGGCGATGTCGTCCTTTTGGTGGGCGCGATCCACAATGGCTGCGGCGATGTCGTAGTTGCATCGCTTGAGATCCTCAAGGCCGATGCGCATGGCGAGCTTCATGACGTCCTGTTTGCTGAGATGGACCAGGGCAGCCACCTTTTCAATTTTTTCGGCGAGGTCGTTTGGGATCGCAATGGGGGTGGGTTTGGAAGAGGCGCTCATGAACTAAAATGCACCTGATATAAATTTCTTCAAGTTTGTTGTTGCAATGATATAAGATTCTTATATCATCCCAATCATGAGCGACAAGAAAAAGCCAAACACGAAGAGACCGGTGCCCATCTCCATGCCTGCTGAATTGGAGGCCCGCATCGAGACCACCTCCACCCTCGTCAAGCTGAGCAAGCAAGACGTCATGCGCCTCAGCATGGAGCGCGGCATCGACGTGCTCATCGCGCAGCTCACTGGCACTGCAGCCTGACCCTTTCCCGAAAACAACCAAACCCAAAAAGCGATGACGATGAATACAACGACCAGAAGAGCAACAGGGACCACACGTGCAGCCGTTGGGTTGTGTGGCGAACAGATGAGAGTGGGGGCTGCGAGTGCATACCAATCGCGGGATGCGGAGGTGCTGGCAGCGGGCACCTTCGCCGCTCGTGGCGTGGTGTCGGTGCAATGCACCCAGCGCACGCGTGACACGCTGCGCCGTGCGGGCCTGAGCCGCTGTGTGATGTTTGCGCGTTATGAGGTGCGCGTGGTGCGGGATCGGTTCAATCGGCTCCAGCTGGCCCCAACGAAGGGAGGGAGCGAGTCATGATCTCTTTTAAGGTCGAGAGTGATTTTTTCAAGGCGCAGCTGATGTCGGCGGCGCTGGTGGCGAGCCCTGATCTGGCTCTGCGGTATGAGGCCGAGGTGGAGCTGGAGCGCCTCCGCGAACTGCGGATGCGGCTGCGGGCGCAGGGGCTGAGCGGCCTGAAGGCCGAACTACGAACAAGGAAAGGAGACGCGAGACCATGAGCTGGAGAGCCAAGATTTTTGATGCGGTGTCGGGTCGCTTTTTGGCGGCGGTGACGGTGGCGGCGGAGTCGATGGCGCAGGCGGAGCGGGTGGCGATCAGTCGCGCCTGCTTGGCGCTGCGGGGAGATCCCAGCCGGATGGACGTGCGGCACTTGCACCAGGTGACGGGAGGTGCCCGATGAATTTTGCGGTATCGATCAGTGTGCTGCCGGATCGGCGGCAGGGTTTTGAGGTGGAGGCGACGTCCTCGATGGAGGCTCTGCGCGAGGTGCTGGGGCGGGAAATGGTGGCGACTGCGCTGGCCCGAAAGGGTGAGGCTGGGCTGATCATCAGTGTGCTGAAGAAGAAGGAGGCAGGCCAATGAGCGAGGACTTTCTGCTGACTTGGGACGATCTGGCGACGCGTTGGCGGATCGAGGGTCCGACGCCTGGGGCGAGGATGAAGACGGTGCGCAGACGGGCACGGGATCTGGGGGTGAAGCCCTTCACGCCACCGCGCACACGGCCTGCGCTGATCCGCCCTGCGGATGTGCTGAGAGCGGAAGAGAGGGGGGCGCGGAAATGAGTGAGGAGATGGCAACGGTGGATGCGTTGGTGGCGTCGTGTGCGGGCCTCTTGGTGTCTTTGGCGCGGCGTTACTGGCGGGCGGAGTCGGGCATCACGCTGGATGAAATGATGCACGAGGCGCGGGTGTCGGTGTGGAGATCGGCGGTGCGGTGGCAGTCGTTTGAGGAGCGCACGGGCAAGTTTTCGAGCTATGCGTGGAATCGAATCCGGCATGATCTGTATCAATTCTGCTGCGACATGTCGCAGACGATTCGGGTGCCACGTCAGGCGACGCACGAGCGGAGACGCGAGATGCTGGTGCCCACGGTGAGTCTCGATGAGGTGCTGCGCGATGGGGACTCGACGCGCTACGATTTTATCCAGGCGACTGAGGAGCCGGGTGTGTATAGCGAGGATGAGGTGGAGTGGGTGCCCGATGTGATGGCGACGCTGCCGGAGCGGGAGCGGTGGGTGCTGAGGGAGCGTTTTCTCAATGAGCGCACGCATCAGAGTCTGGCCACGGAGCTGGGCATCACGCGTGAGGGTGTGAGGCAGCGCGAGCTGCTGGCCCTGCGGAAGCTGAGGAAACGGTTGGAGGCTCAGCGCAGCCTGGCTGCCACAGGAATGGGGGTGGCAGCATGAGTGCGAGCCCCTACGGACGCCATGATGTGCATGTGCACGGTGGAATGCCCTCGGGTCGTGTGACGAACCCGAAGCGAGTCGCGGAGATCGAGCGGGACTCGGCGGAGCTGGTGCGGCTCCAGCAGGAGGCGCGGGCGAGACTGCTTGGTCCTGAGTATTCATTGCAACAACCGACAAAGGAGGAGGAGACACGATGATCGCTGACTTGGAGGCACTGGAGAATCGACAGGCGTCCGCGCATGAGTGGTGGGTTTTTTCCACGGCGCTGAAGCAGCGGTGGCTGATGCTTTGCTGCGAGAAGACGGGGCAAACGGGATCGGTGCGTGATCCGTCGACGGAGGAGTGGGCCGATGCTTTCACGGCTCCGAGTGCGCCTTACCGCTGGCACCAGGATGCCCGCGTGCACATTGACCCTGAACTGGAGGAGAGACCATGATCCGAATTTTGATTGAGGATGGTTTTGAGGTGATCGTGGATGCGGTGGTCGATGTGCCGAAGCGCAGAGTGGTGTCGCTTCTGGTGGAGACGTCGCACCCGCTGCGGAGCATTTATCTGGCGGAAAGTATGCTGGCTTTGGAGCTGGAGACCTACATGGCGGATCGGGCGAGTGGCACACCGTTGCCGAGCCGTGAACAACAAACGCAGCAACTGACGCCGGAGATGATGGCGCGGGCCATGGGACTTCTGCCGTGCAAGGCGGAATGGGACACGGCCTGCGAGATGTGCGATGAGGCGAGCCTGGACTGGATGAGATCCAAGGGACAGGTGCTGAGTGGGTGGTGCAATGCTTGCCTGCCCACGGCCTATGACGACCACCTGATTGAGCAGGCTGAGATGGATCGCCTGGTGGAGGCGGATGACGGGCTGAAGCCCGAACTACGAGCAGGGACAAGACCGGATGCGCCGTCGTGCGAGGGAGGGTGCGAGTAGCATGAGCATCATCTCACTTATAGCGGAGGCCGACGCTTGCAGGGCGGATTTGATCGAGATCTCGCGGGAGATGCTGGACATTTCGAGTCGGTTGAGATCTTTGGCGACGGGGCAGGATTTGCCCGAGGAGGACGCGATCGATGACCTCAAGATCAAGGGCACGCTCGTGAAGATGTCCGACAGCCTGGGGCAGATGCGGAGGCTGAGACTGGCGACGCGGCTCAACCGGAATGCGGGGCTGAAGGCTCGGGTGGAAATGGAGGCGTCAAGAGCATGAGCTGGCACGACATGGAGGCCGCAGCTGAGCACGAGGCTCTGCGCCTCTGGCTGGCGGAGGAGCAGGAGACGGTGGACACCGAGGCGGTGTCGGCGGCAGGCTTTCTTTTGCGCGTGCTGGGCAATGCGGTCACGGGTCGGCCTTCGGTGGAGGAGATGGGGTATCGGGTGTGGATCATGGCGTCGAGATACGCTCCGGCGATCTGCCCAAAGAGTGGTCGGGCCGATCTCCTGCAGATGCGGCGGATCGCGACGCTTTGCAATGGGGCGCTGAGCCTAGGCGAGATGGACACGGAGCGGGCGCTGGCGGTGTTTGAGTTTGTGCTGGGCAGATGTCACGCGGCGCGGTGCATGGGCAAGCGGGCGTGCATTCTGGCCTATGGCATCTGCACGACGCCGGAGGTGCGGGCCGCGCTGCCGAGCATGGAGAGCATCGGCGAGCTGTGGGGGCTGCGGGCGCGGAACAAACGGAGCGCGGTGAGTGCGGCGGCGGCGAAGATGTTATCTGAGACGCAGGAGAAGACGCGGAGGCGCGGGCTGCATCTGCAAGAGGTCGAGATGTGGTATTCGAAACGGGCGCAGACGCGGGAGAAATACAGGCAGGCGGCGATGGGCAATTCGAATCGCTCGGCTCCCCAGGCGGAGGACGACGTCGATGAACAGATCCAAATCGAGGCGAGGGAGATGCGGCAGGGCATTCCGGTGCGGGCGGAGTATGCGGGGCTCAGGGCCGAGGTGCTGCGGGCGAAGATGAATGCGCTGCATGAGCAGGCGGAGGCGCGGCGACTGGCGGCACTGTGAGGAATTTTCAAGGCAACGAATCAAAACCAAACGAAGAAAACGATGAGCACAAAAAAAGCAAAGACGATGATGATGGGTGAGCCTGTGATGAGATCACGGGCGCGACTTTTGGAGTGGGACAAGAACCCGAGGCAGGGGGTTTATCAGGGCATCGCAGCCCTGATGGAAAGCCTGACCGCAGTGGGCCAGCAGGATGCGATCCACGTGTGGGAGAGACCGGAGGGCGATTACATCCTCAAGGGGCATCGACGGCATGAAGCGATGTCGAGACTGGTGATGAATGAGGGACTGACCAAGTGGGAGCAGTGTTTGCAGGTGGTGCATCACTTTGAGACCGAGGAGCAGGCTTATCTGTTTTTGCTCCAAGATCACGGGCACACGGTGGCGCTGGATGCAGCGGAAAAAGTGGTGGCGACGCAGACGGCGCTGAGCATGGGGATCTCCAGTGATGCGGTGGCGGCGGCGATGGGTGTGACGGTGGAGCGGGTGCAGCTGTGGTTTGCGTTTGGGAATCTGCCGGCGGCGGCGCGTCGGGCCATGGGCGACGGGGAGCTGAGTAGCAACACGGCGGAGATCTTGATCAAGGTCTCGAAGGACAAGATGGCGGAGGCGGTGAGTGCGGTGCTGCGGGATGAGGCGACGGGGACGGCGATGAGCCATGGCCAGGCGAAGGCTTTCTTGGAGTCCAAATACCTGCTGCCTGCGAAATGGGAGATCGAGTGGCGCGAGCTGGAGCCGCGACTGAAAAAGAAGCTGACGGTGATGGATGGGCACCAATACGTGGCGTGGGAGAGTCGCGCTGATTTTGTGCTCGGTGAATCGGGCCACCCAGATGGGCAGTATGAATTTGCGGATGCGTTCATGCGGAATGGCAAGCAGTGGGGCGTCAGAGCGAAGGAGTTGGGCGTGCCGGTGTTTGTCGTCCCGGCGCCACGGAACAAGGATGGGTATGTGTTGCTGGTGTCCTCAAAGATGATCGCGGCGGCGGAGAGCGTGGTGCCGGAGCTGCCGAGGAATGGAGAAGAGCAAGATCAAGAGCAAGATCAAGAGCAAGAGCAAGATGAAGAGCGGGAGACGGAGGGACAGGGAGACGAAGAAAATAATGACGACCGAGAATGGGTGCCGAAGCTCACGATGAATGGACCTGCGGTGAAGCGGTTGATGGGGCAGATCGCGGAGGCTCTAAGCGCAAATCCGGCGAAGGGTATGACGTGCGGCGTGGCGGAGCTGGCTTTGCCTCACTTGGTCATGGAGGCTCACGCATCCCGGGTGCTGCGTGCGTGGATGGGGGAGATGGCTCCGGCGGATCTGCTCATCCACGTGCAAGAGGACAAGAAGCAACGCGGTCAGATCCGCTGGGCTCTGCTGTTACTCTGGTGCGTGATCGGTAAGTGGGTGGAAGATCCCGAGGCGGTGCTGGGAAAACTTGCTGAGGAAATGGGGGTGGAGTTGTGAGCCAGGCAGACCCCAATGAGGAGTGGATCAAGGGCTACGAAAAGGGGCACAAGGAAGGCTATGAGGCCGGACTGGCAGCGGCCCAACCGCTGGCCACGGATCTGCTCGCGCTGCGGGTGCCGTGCTCGGCATCGATGCTCGGGGCGGTCCTCAAGGCATTCAGTCGGAGTTACCCGAAAGGGACCATGAGGCAGATGGGCCAGTGGGTGCGTTTTGCGGCGGATGATTCGGCTGGGGATGTAGTGGGAAAAGCAGAGGAATCAAAAACGAAAAACTAAAAAAAGATCATGAGTGAAATAAAATACGACTGTTACGACTTTAACGAAATCAAGGAGAAGACGGGGTGTGATGATGTGGCCGCAGCGATATTAGTTCTCGCCAAGTCGGTCCGAGATGCAGCTCCTTTTAATCAGTATAATTCCCAACACTTCGGGCATGAACTGGCGTGTGCGCTGAAAAACGTCTTCGAAAATTCTGAGATTAAGATCTCACCTACGTTTGGAGCATTCGATGAAATCGCTTCTGCGATCAGGGAGGGCGTGGCATCATGAGTTCTACTTTGCCGCCACCGAGCGTCATCGTTGAAGCAATGGGCTACTGCAAAGATTGCCTTTTTTGGGACTGGTTTTACACGAACGATAAGCAGCCGCATGAAAGTTACGGATTGTGCAGACGGTATGCGCCACGTCCGATGACCCAATCAAAGCCCCCGTGTGATGGCGAACGAAACGTCGAATGGCCAAACACTCTGGACAATGAGTTTTGCGGTGAGTATCGGCCTTCTATCAGGCAGGCAGAAAAGGAATAAACGCGTTTCCGATGACTGCTTCGATCGATCTTGCCAGCCTGCGTGAACGCGTGCGCGATGCCACCGACCTGGTGGCACTGGTGGGGCGTGTGGTGAAGCTGAAGAAGGATGGCGTGGCGTGGAAGGGGCTTTGCCCGTTTCATGCGGAGAAGAGCCCGTCTTTCGTGGTGGGAGGTGCTGGGAGCCGCGCTGCGAGGTATCACTGCTTTGGCTGTGGAGCTGGCGGTGATGCGTTTCAATTTGTGATGGAGACCGAGGGGCTGGATCACAAGACGGCGGTGATGAGTCTGGCGCAGGCGGCGGGGATTTACGTGGGGGAGATCAAGTATGAACGGCCCAAGGCGGGGATCTTGCGTCAGCCGGAAAAGCGGCTTGAGACGGAGGAGGTGCTGAAGAAACCGTCACTGCCGCCACTCTTTAAACTCAAGCGGGAGGAGTGCGAGCTGATCGCGCATCATCGGGGACTGGACGCGGAGGCGGTGTGGATCGCGGCTCGGGTGTTCAATCGTGCGGCGGGCTGTGCGTGGCCGCAGTATCGTCGGGGGAGATCGGGCGAGTGGATGCCGAGATGCGAGGTGCATGGCTATGCGTGCAACCTCGATGAGCCGAACTGTGAGGTGGGGGAGCATCACGCCAGCTGGTGTGCGATCGATGAGACGCGCAACGTGGCGGAGTTTCGGAGGCTGGATAATCAGCCCTATCAGCGGAAGGACGATACGCCGATCAAGACGTGGAGCACGGCGGGCAAGAGCTGGCCCCTGGGGGCAATGCGTGCGCCGGACATGAGGCGCGTTTTGCTGGTGGAAGGTGGACCTGACATGCTGGCGGCTTATCATTTTCTGCGTCGGTGGAATCGGGTCCAACAGGTGGCGGTGGTGTGCATGCTGGGCGCGAGCAATCGCATCCGGGAAGATGCGCTGCCGTTTTTCAAGGGGTGCCGCGTGCGGATCATGGTGGATGCGGATGTGCCGAAGGACAGTGAGCAGAAGGCCAAGCGGAAACTGGTGGGTGCTGAAGCGGCGGTGCGGTGGAGTGATCAGCTGAGGGAAGCGGGGGCTGCGGTGGAGACCTTTTACGTGGGTGATGTTTACGAGAAGGCCAGCGTGAAGAGCTGGCATGAAGGCGATCTCCGCGCTGCGGAGGTGCAGGTGATTTCTGAGGGCTTTCGCAAGGCGGATGGCTCGGTGGTGAAGGATCTCAACGATCTGGCGCTGTGTGCGCCGGATGTGGTGGGGTGTGATGATGTGCGGCAGGCAATGACGGTGTGGGATTTTTAACATTTTGAGTGCGCAAAAAAAAGAACCGTCGAAGAGACGTGGGAAAGTGGTGAAGACGGGTGATGGTCCAGCCACCTTTGAGGCAGGAGCTGCGGCTGCGCCTTTGCTTTTCGATGCTGAAGAAGTATCGAAGGAACTCGGTGCCTGGTGGCTGAGCGGCAAAGATTCCTTTTTGATGAAGGATGGCGAGGGCCGCTGGCATGTGTGGGGTCAGCAAAGCATCATCGACGCCATGCGGGATCTGCCCGGGCGTCTGATCGCCATCAAGGCCCGAGAGAGCGAGACGCTGAGTGAGGCGAAGCGGGTGCTGCTGTGGATCAGGAGGAACCGAGCGGTGGAGGCGGCGATGACGGCTCTGCCTGGGTATGTCGAGGGTGTCTATGATTTGCCTGGGGGTGAGCGGGTGCTGGTGAAGAGATCGCCGGTGACGATCGATCCGCTGCCGGGTGAGTGGCCGGTGATCCGACAGATCATCGAGGGGATGCTGGGGCCTGATCTGACCATGCCAGGGTCGATCGATCAGACGCCTTGGTTTTGGAGCCTGTGCAAGTGCTGGTATCGTGCCTTTGTGAGTGGATCGCCGGAAGGCTGGAAGCAGCGGCACGCGGTGATCTTCACGGGGCCTGCGGGTTGTGGGAAGAACCTCGTGCAGGAGTTAATCCTGACCGCGCTGATCGGGGGACGGTATGCTGACCCGCTGAAGTTTTTGATGGATGAAGATCAGTTCAATGGTGACATGATGGTGGAGCATTGGCTGCTGTCGGAGATCCCCAGCTCGCAACGCACCGAGGATCGGGTGCAGTTCGCGGAGAGGATCAAGCAGATCGTCGCCAACAGGACGATGCGGGCGCGACTTATGCGCAGCGAGCCTAGCACGATCCAGCCGTTCGTTTGTCTGAGCGTGAGCGTGAATGATGATGAGGACACGCTGAGGTCGCTGCCTGTGGTGAGCAGTGGGTATGGCGACAAAATCAACATTTTCCACTGTCGGCGCAGTCAGCTGCCGATCCTCGGGACAAAGACCGAGGACGGTGGTGATGAGTCGGATGATACCTTTACACGGGAGAAAGAGATCCGGCGTGTGATCGCGGCTGAGATGCCCCATTTTATCCACTGGCTGTGCAATGGGTGGGAGATCCCGGAGGAGCTGCTGCAAGGCACCGAGGACAACGAAAACCCGAAACGCTTTGGCTTCCGTTCGTTCCATCATCCGGTCATCAAGGCTGAGCTGTTCGAGGACACGCCAGCGGCTCAGCTGCTGCGCTTGATCGACCTCGCGGACTTCAGCACCAACATGGTGGATGGTCCGTGTAAGCTTTGGAATCTGCCGGATCAGAACGTGGACAAGACCCGATGCACCTGGCATGAGCGAGGCGAAACGCTTCAGCAGCTTTTGACAGGCGAGACTGACTGGGCCTGCTCGGTCTCAACCATGGCCAAGAAGCTCTTCCAACACAACTCATGCAACCGCCTACTGGGCAGGCTGGCATCTGATCCCGTCACGGGCGGCCCGATGGGTCGAGTCATGAAGGCAGACACACGCCTCTGGAAGGGCTGGAAGATCGGCCCACCCGTCAGCAAATAGCTGACCCAACCGCCCCCCACATGGGGCTGAGGCGTCTGGAGTTTCGGCTTGTTACGGGGGTGTGACCCCTTTCAAAGTCACTGCCGTCACGTGTAAACCCCAAAGGCTGAGCGGGTTAGCTATGCTGTGACGATTGTGACGGAATCCTGCTGGCCTTCATTCTAAGCAAGCGCGTTTCCTTAACGGAGAAGGGATTGTAAAAATGAAGTTTAGATTTCAGCAGTCATTCAGTCACAAAAAGCTCGAGCCTTAGTCGCATCGCAATTCCAGCGTGACGCATCGGGCGTCACCGTCCGTCACGGTGCGTCGCATTGTCGTCATACCCCACCCGGCAAAGGAATCTTTTTGATCACCCACCGCCCCCTCAGGGTTAGACGTCCCATTGAGAAAATCCGCGATGTCGTGACATCGGCAATGCGTCACGGTTTCGCGTCAGCCGTGACGCTTTTGAAATTGACATGGCGCACTTTTCGAAAGTGCGACAATGAACGGAAGCAAGGACAGGGCATTCGCAGCGGTGATCAAGGCTTACGCCACGACCACCGGCGTCTCATTGCGGACGGCGCAGAGGCACGCCACCTCTCAGCACCCTGACTGGAAGAAGTTCGCCCAGGTGACCATGGTGGCGGCGGTCTCGCGGAAGTCGGATGAGCCGCTGTCGAGCAACGAGGCCACGGTGCTGGCTTACGCGTCGCCGCTGGCACCGCCGCCGCCGCCGCCCTCCATCGGGCTGGATCAGTCGACGCTCGCGGAACCGGAGCGCATGAAAAACGCAGCCTGGCTGATGTGGGCGGAACATTTCGCCATGTGGAGAGAGTGCCTGGGCGGCACGGAAAAAGGAACAGGCCGCGTCATCCCCCGCGATGTGGCCATGGCCGGTGCCCAGGCGGGCCTGCTGATGAAGCTCCGGGCTGACTTTGAAAAAGCCCAGGCGAAGCACACGCAGTGGGAAGTCGACCAACGTCGGCTCATCCCGGCCAATGAGTTCCACGCCTATCGGTCGGGCTTTCTGATCCCGCTCCGAAACATGCTTTCCAACATGCCAGCCGAGCAGGCCATCCTGGTGAACCCGGCCAACCAGCAGCAGGCCATCAAAGGTGGCACCGAGTATCTGCTGAATCGCCTCATGCCTCAGATCCAGCAGTGCATCGACGCGCTCGACCAGCTCACCCCGCACCTGAACGCGGCATGAGTTCCCGCATCGCCTCCTACCTGCGGGAAGACTTCGCCTTCTCCACGCCCCCAAAAGTCACCGAGTGGTGCGAGCAAAATCTGGTCCTGCCTGCAAAGATGGCACCGGCGAGCAGTGGCCCGTTCTCCATCCGCCGCCGCCCCATGATGCGCTCGATCCTCGAATGCGGCCACCCGCAGTCGGGCGTCCGCTCACTCACCGTCACCGGCGGCTCGCAGACACTCAAGACCACCTCGATGATCCTCGTCATCGCCTACCGCATCGCGCACTCACCGATGCCCACGCTCATCCTCGGAAACGCCGAAGACTGGCTGCGCGTCGAGATCTCCGACAAACGCCTCGGCGCACTCATCGAGGAAAACAACGCCCTCCGCATCCACAAGCCCTTCGACCGCACCCGCTTCCGCGCCCTCTACATGGAGATGAGCGGAGCACCCATCGTCTTCGAGGGGATCAACTCCGACACCTCCACCTCCGGCTCGACTCAGGGCATCGTCTACATCTGCGAAGGGGCCAAAGTGAAACACCACGACTCCGAGCAAGCCCCCGAGGCCCACCCGATCAGGTTGGCCTTCGAGCGCACCAAAGAATTTCGCGGCCTTGAACTCCAGATGATGGATTTCACGCCGAACACCCCCAACCACATCGCGTGGAAGATCTACGAGCGCGGCACCCAGACCCACTTCCACGTGCCGTGCCCTCACTGCGGCCACTACTTTCCCTTCGAGTTCGAGGTCAAAAAAAACGCCGACGCCGATGCCGATGAAGACATGGAAAGCATCCTCGAAGCGGAGCAGGATCGCGCCGTCTCCGACACCTACCGCTCCCTCATCTGGTCGCCCGATGCCCGCCGAGCGGATGGCTCGTGGAACATCGATCGCGTCCGCGAATCAGCCCGCTACGTCTGCCCGAAAAACGGATGCCTCATCACCGACGACGACAAGCCAGGCATGATCGACCGCTACGAAGAAGTGCATCACAACGCCAACGCCGCGCTCTCCGATCGCTCCTTCCGCATCCCCAGCTTCTACGCGCCTAAAGTCAGCTTCGGAGACATGGCCAAGGAGTTCCTCGAAAAAGGAGACCTCATCACCACCGGCCTGCAAAATTTCTACAACTCGTGGCTCGGCCTCCCCTGGTCAGTCATGGCCTATAACATCACTGAGCGTCACATCGCCCGCCTCACCGGCACCCATGCACGGCGAGTCATCCCCTCCCAGCCTGCGTTCACCGTGCTGACCGCTGACCCCGGCGAAAAAGCCACGCACTGGGCCGTCATAGCCGTCATGCCAAATGGCGATCTCCTCTACATCGACTGGGGCTCGGTCACCTCGGAGCGCGATCTCATCGCTCCCGATTTCCTCAAAGCTCGCGGCTACTACCTCGCAGGCACCAGCAGCGTCATCTATCCCTCGGTCGGTTACTCCGACAGCAGCTGGAACACCGAGGAGGTCTATGACGTGTGCGATGCCTCCGGCGGATTCCTCTGGCCCGTCAAAGGAGATCCGCGAGCCACCGGCACGTGGAACGAGACCCGCGCTGCGTCACGAAACAAAGACGTCAAGCTCTACACCTACTCCGACACCCAGCTCAAAGACGAGTTCTACGGTCGCCGCATCCAAAAAGGCAAAGGCCCCAAAATCATCATCCCCACCGATGCCGACATGGAGCTGAAGACCGGACTCATGGGCCAGATGAAAGACCGTCAGACCAACCTCTGGAAACGCGTGCAGAATGACCACTTGGGCGACTGCGGAAAATACGCCCTTCTCGCCTCTCAGATCGCCCGAAAAGCCAAGTTCATCGATTTCTGAACAAATAAATCCAGCCATGAGCCGCCCCAAGATAAATCCAAATATTAAAAAGCTAAACGTGTGCATCACGCTGACGCCAATCGTGATCGCGCTGGCGAAAAACAAATGCTTTCAAGACGGTAAAAGTCTGTCTGCAAAAATTGAGGAGATGCTGGCTGCCTACGTCTGCGATGACCTCAAGACACCGAATAGGAAGGTGAACGAACCAGCTCTGCCAACGGCGAGCGCATTACCTCCGCAATCATGACAGATACCATTCGAGCCGTTGGCAGCAGCGCCATTGTTCGCCCTGGTGTTGGTGGCGACTATATCTCAGCACCAAGCTACAAGCGATGCTTGGACGTGCTCGCCTATCAACTCGGTGTGCAGGCAAGGCATCAAGGCCAGCCTCCATTCTGGTCTGGTCGCAACTATCGGAAAGACAAACGAACGTGCTGGCGGCATGGATATGTGGATCAAGGGCGATGCATCAACTGCCCGGTCTGCGGTGGAGCGGGCGGAGAATGGCACTGGCTCACTAAAGACTGGCAACAATGCACTCGCTGCGATGGACGCCGCGTGGTGAGGGCGAACGCATAAGGTCATGGACGCGGCATCATTCAAGCTCGAACTCGCCCAGGACGCGCCCGCCGCGTTCCATGCACCGTCTTGTTCTGTGTCTTTGGATGTTCGCCTCGGTGACTGCATGGAGATCATGGCGACCTTCCCTGATGGCTACTTCGACCTCGCAATCGTTGATCCGCCCTACGGCATCGGGCAGCATGGCGGACACTCAAACACGCAGCACACGGTCAGGGCAGCGTGGGACAATGAAACACCGCCGCAAGAATACTGGAACGAACTCTTCCGCGTGAGTCGCAATCAAATCGTGTGGGGCGGGAACTACTTCGAGATGCCGCCGCGCCGTGGCTGGATCGTGTGGGACAAGCGGCCAATGCCTCCGAGCTTCGCATCCTGTGAGCTGGCATGGACAAGCTATGACCGCAACGCGGCGACATGGAGCGGGAAAACGGGGAACGAAGTGCCGGTGGCTGACAGAATCCACCCGACGCAAAAGCCCGTGAAACTCTACGCATGGCTGCTGGCAAACTACGCCGAAAAGGGGCAGCGCATCCTCGACACGCACATGGGAAGCGGAAGCATCGCCATCGCAGCGCACTACGCCGGGGTGAATCTCACGGCGTGCGAGATCGACCCCGGCTATCACGCCGCTGCTGTGGCTCGCATTGAACGCGAGACGCGGCAGGCGGATTTCTTCTCTTCACAGAACAAATAGCTCAGCAGCAGACGGCTTTGCGGCTGTCTGCTGCAGCGGAAGTTCACCGCAGCATTGACACCCGGGCACGACCATGCCCGTCTCCGTTTCAGATCTGCGCCAGGAGTGGCTCTTCCTCGCCCGCAACCTCTACCCCGCCACCGACTACGCGGCCCAGAAGGCTTATCTGTGGAAGGAATACACCGCGCTCACCGCCGCAGGCGATGCCGAGGGCACCGCCGCCTCAAAGGACGGAGCCAATGGAGCCTTCCAGTGGCGTGGGGCCACGCCCGAGGAAAAGCGGCTCGCCTTGCGTGGAGCCATCGAGCACCTCGAAGGACTCATCGCCGGTGAAGTCGCCAGCCAATACGCCAAGCCCTTCGGCTTCAAATTTGTGGGCACGCCACACGAAACTTTCGAAACCTCTGAATACCTATGAGCCGCAAAAAGGCCACCGCACCGACCGGAAAAGCTCCGGTCTTTTCCCCGACCAACGCCCTCGGCCCCACCACCGGCACCGTCCGCGTCGCTCCGCAGCGCATGTGGAGCAACAAATCGCTGGAGGGCATGGCGAAAAATCGCAACCGCGTCGAGGTCTCACGCTTCCTCCAGGACGAAATCCCGGTGGTCAAATACGCAGTCCAAACCCTGCCCAAAGAAGCCATCGGCAAAGGTATCGGGCTCAAATCCATCTCCACGAACCCCGAGTTCAAAGCCGCTGCCACCGCGTTCTTCGGCAAGTGGGCCAGCTCCACCGCCTGCGATCTCCGCAAAGAAAGCACCTTCTACCAGCTCCAGCCGCGCTGGCTCAGTGCCATTCTCGGCGACGGTTCCTGCTTCGTGCAAAAAGTGAAGGGCGATGAAATGACCCGCACCTGGTCACTGGCCGACAAATCCAAACGCCGAGTCCAATTTCAAACCTTCACCCGAGACCAGGCGTGCTCGCCCTCCAGCGCCATCGACAAAGAAGACCGCTGGAACGATGGGCTCCTTTATAACAACTTCGGCCAGCTGGCGAAGGTCCGCATCTGCCTCGATGGCGATCCCTATTCACGCGACTCCAGGTTCGTGGATCTCGATGCCAATTTCATCAGCCACCTGAAGGACAATTTGCGCTTCAATCAGCAGCACGGCACGCCCGCCATCTTTACCAGTGGCAATGACCTGCTCGATGCCCTCGACCTCAAAGCCGTGCGGAAACACTCGGCCAAGATTCGCGCCTCCCTGCTTGGCGTCACCACCACCACCGGCGGTGAGGTGCCCAATGCCATGAAGCAGGTCATGAAGAACACCCAGTCGGGAGTCCCGGCGGTCGATACCGGAAAACGCTTCGTCGAGATCCACGACGGTGCGGTCATGATTCCCCTGGGCATGAATGAAGACATCAAGTTTTTCACCAGCGGCGAGGCCGTGAATTTCGCCCAGCTGCTGGAGCAGCTCACGCAGCCCTTCATCTATAATTTCGGCCTGCCGCCGGAGTGGATATTCTCCATGGGCAGTCTCGGCGGTGCCAGTGCGCGTGCCATCCTCGACAAAGTGCGCCGTGCGTATGAAAACATGCGCGGCCTCATTTATCCGCACCTCCAGTGGTGCTGGGAGTTCGTCATTGCCGATGCCATGCTGCCCGGTGGACCCTTGGAGAAATTCGCCACCGTCGATGACTGGAACGAGATCGACTTCGTGTGCGATCCCGATCCCAGCGTCGACCTCGGTCGCGATCACAAAGCGGACATGGACCGCTGGGACAGCCACCTGATCACGGCGGAAGATTACATCGAGCAGCGCAGCGCCATGTCCGGCGTCTCCGTGCGCCACGCGTCCATCGATGAAAAGCTCGACAATGTGCGCTACGCCATCGCCCAGGCGACCGGCAGGCCCATCACCGAGGTCATGATCCCCGAGTCCATCGCCATCATCATCGGCCTCGGGCCAAAGGTCACCCAAGCAGCCAGTGGTCTCGTGGGCAGTTTATCGGCTGAGGCCATCGCCGACGAGCTAAGTGCCAATGACGACCCGGAAGATTGACACCCGCCGCGCATCATGCGCTCCTGGTTCAAAATTCAAAACGCTGGCTCCGACTCCCTCACGATCGACATCACCGATGAGATCGGCTACTTCGGCGTGTCCGCCAAAGACTTCGCTGCCCAGCTGAAAGCAGCAGGCACCCCCAAGAACATCACGCTCAATCTCGACACCCCAGGGGGAGATTGTAACGATGGATTCACCATCTACGACGCGCTCAAAAACTCCGGCGCATCGATCACGGTGAACATCACCGGCATGGCAGCATCCATGGGCAGTGTGATCATGCTGGCCGGAGAGAAAATCCGCATCGCTGAAAATGGCCGCGTCATGATCCACCGCGTCACCGGCGGGGCTGTGGGCAACGCGGACGAAATGGACGCCGCTGCCAAGGTCATCCAGCAATTCGAAAACCGGATCGTCGCTCTCTACACTGAGCGCACCGGCATGCCCGAGGACGAGATCCGCGACCTCATGAAAGCTCAGATGGGCACCTGGTTCTTTGGCGAAGAAGCCATCGACGCAGGCTTTGCCGATGAACTCATCAAAGGCACCCAGGCACGCGCCTTCAAAGCCGAGTGGGCTGCAAAATTCACCATGCTCCCCGCCGCATTATTTGACACGCGCCAAGACGAAACGCCCACCGCGTCCATCTCCACTCAAATCACAATGACCAAAGCCATCATCGCCCTCGCTGCACACGCTGGCATCGCTCTCTCGGGCGATGAAACGGAAGATCAAATCTGCGCTGCCATCGCCGCTCACAAGCCCGAAGCCGCCAAGTTTGAAATGAACCTCGAAGACGCGGAGACCAAGAAGATCTTCGACACCGCAGTCGGTTCCGGCATTGCCGCCGCGCTGCCCGCCGCCGTCGCTGCTGCCACCCAGCCGCTGGAAGAAAAGATCGCCGCGCTCTCCGCCTTGGTCACGCACGGTGCCGCTGGTTCCGCGCAAGGTGCTCCTGCCACCTCCGGTGCAGGCACCGCCGCCAAAGGCTCCGCGCTCGACCAGTTCAACGCCATCGAAGATCCCGCTGAGCGTCAAGCCTTCTACAACAAGAATCTGGTGGCCATCAAGGCCGCAATGAAAAACGCAGCCTAACCCTCCACCTCCACCTCTGACCCCACCCTTCACTCCAAAAATATATGGCCACCCTCTTCAATGACCGTCTGTTCGCCACGCAAGCCTTCCAGCAAGTCGTGGACATGCTCGCCCCCCTGAACGCTTTCTCCACTGACCTCAGCTCCCTCGCGGGCCGTCAGGGTGAGAGCATCACCGTGCCGCTCTTCGGCTCGGCCACCGCCACCACCTACACGCAGGCAGCTGACGTCATGGAAGGCACCGGCGGCACCATCACCGCCATCACCGTCACGCTGAACGCTCGGAAGATCGTTCCCGTGGACGTCACCACCCAGCAGCTGGCGGACTCCGCCAACGCTGGCAACTACGACGCCTACGCGCAGCAAATGAGCGCCGCGCTGAGCACCCTGATCTTCCAGGACATCCTCAGCATGTTCACGGTCGCCGCTTTCGGTGCCCCCACCACCACCGCCAGCGCCAACTTCAAGCTCGACGCCGTGCTCGCCGCTCGCGTCGCCTTGAACAACAAGAAGTGCCCTCGCGCCAATCGCACCTTGCTGCTCGATGACAGCGTCGAGGCAGGTTTGTTCAGCGACACCAATCTCGTGCTCGCTCTGAATCGCGGTGGCAATCAAGCCATCAACGAGGGCGACATCGGACGCGTGCTCGGCTTCGACATCATGACCCCGAGCGCCTTCCCGCTCAATGGCATCTCCCTCATCGGGATCGCCGTGGGTAAGGGTGCCGCCGCTGTGGCCTTCCGTGGCCTTCAAAACTTGCTCCCCGAGCAGGAATACGAAGCCTTTGAAGTGCTGACCGATTCCGCCACCGGAATCAGTGCGCTCTACACGCGCCACTGGAATCGCGCCGCTGGCAAGTATTTCATGAACATGCAGGCCCTCTACGGCTACGCACGCGCACTGACTCTTCAGGGTCACTGCATCACCACGGCCACGACCTAGTCTTCGCCCTCGCCTCGCCACCCCGCCCTCGTGTTTGTGCCACGAGGGCGGGTTTGTTTCACCCAGTTCAAAACTTCGGTTTTACCCGACGTCGCCCGCACTTGGCACGTCGGGTTTTTTATTCCCCATGAAAGCAGAACTTCAAAGAATCCAAAATGAACTGGAACCGGTTCACACCGTCCTGACCAAACTCATGATGAGATGCGTGAATGAATTCACGCCTGCCATCGATGAGGCAATCGATGACGCTGAAGAGAGACTCCATACGTGCCGCAATGAATTACAGCGGTTGATCTCACTGGCTGAATAAAAAGGTTTTACATTATGATCTCCACCTCTCCACCTCTCCAAGTCTCCGCGTCTCGCCCTCCGATCAGTCTCTGCCTCATCGCAGGCAATGTCGATCAATACATTCAGCGTTTCCTCGACTCCTTCGCTCCCCTGGTCGATGAGATCGTCATCGTCTCCGCCATCGGTGCGCAGGCACCCGACCGCACCAGCGTCATCGCCTTCAATCACCCCAAGGTGAAGCAGCAGACCATTTATTCCAACGCCCCCGAGAACGCAGCTTGGCCCCATGTGGACAACTTCGCCGCCGCTCGCCAGCGGGCCTTTGATCTCGCTTCCCACGAGTGGGTGCTGTGGGCTGACACCGATGACGTCATCGACCCCACTTCCATCTCGATCATTCTGGAAACTTTCGCCGCGCATCATGACACTGCTGATGCCTTCTGCTGGGATTACAACGTGCCCGATGACGGACTCCGCGTGGTCAAAGATCGCCTCGTCAGAAAGTCAGCCTTCTACTGGCGGCACCGCGTCCACGAGGAGCTGAC